TATATAAATATCGCCACGACTAATATGCGAACATGGGACATAGAAAAAATAAATTAGAATATGAACCTATCATCTCTTCAGAAGAAGAAGCTCCAATTGAATACTGTAACCTAGACGAAAAGCTCAACCGTAGACAACGAAACTTTATCTGGATCGCAGTCAATAATCCTCGTTTATCACTTGTAGAGTGTGCCCATAAGGCAGGCTATACGTCCCCACGCCAGATGGCTAATAAATTAATGAGTAAGCCTATTATTCGCAAAGAATATAACTATTTGATGAACCAGGCTAAAAAGAAATACGAGTTAAACTATGATCGGGCTGTCCAGGATCTGTATGATATTCGGGACAAGGCAATAGAGGCAGGTTCGTTTAACGCGGCGATATCTGCCCAGAACTCGCTGCTCAAAGTCGGGGGCCTAATAGTTGATCGTAAAGAAGTTATGTTTGGAAAGGTAGATCAAATGAGTCGGGAAGAGGTAGAAACCAGGTTAGCACAGCTCATGGGTAATGTTGTTGAGGCTAGTATTGAAAACAAGCAGCCAGATCCTTCCCTGGTGATTGACGAAGCTGAGATAGAAAAAGAAGACGAAAAAAAAGGCGTGTCTGAAGGAGAGGAGTAAGTATGAAAAATTTACGTGAAAATTTATATACAGTTATCGGACACGCCAAGCCCGATTATATGTTATGAATTTGTTATATTCAAGAACTTATCTAAATCTTTAAATAAAGCCCTTCTGTTAGTGAACCAAGCTGTGCGTGTGTGTAAATCGTTTTCAAAGACTTGATAACCGACAGTAAAGTTGACTTGCTTAATTAGAGGATATTGCGTCAAGTCAAACTCTACTGGGTTAAAAGGAACTATCTTAACATAGTATTTATTCTTCATCAGTCGGATTAGATGCAAAGTATACAAGAGCATATACTCCAAGCGTGATGTAAAAGACTGTATCAATCATCTAAACATTTCTTTGTAAAGACTTTTAGCAACTTCTGTTTCTCCAATACTAAAAGCATAGATACTATCGTTCATAACCTCTATCTTAATTTCATTGTTAGCAATAGCAGTAAGTAAAACTTCTGCGTCATTACCGTCAAAGGTATCAAGCCAGTCAGATACTTCGCTATTAGTTATTACGTTGGACATTTTTTAAATCCTCTATCATAATTTTTCTAACTGGTGTATCGGGGTGGTCGTAATCGTCATACTCATCTTCATATTCTGAAATAAACTCTACCTCGAACTCATGTTCAAGGGGTTCTAATACTTTGGAAGCATTGTTGCCACCATAACGATATAAATCAATGACATTATTTTCTTTGTCTAGTGAAAAATGTATATAAGATCCACAATAAAAATATTGTTTATCTTTTGTGTTAGTAACTTCAAAGCCAATATCCTCTAAAAACTCGCTTTCTTCGATTGCTTGTAATGGTATTGGTTTGGTTGGTCTGTAATATGTTGACATGGTTATTTTCCTCCTATATTTTTTTCTATTACTTCTTTAATCATATCTGCTAACCAATATACAGAGCAGTTATCATTATCTTTGTTAGCTTTAATTAAAGTTTCTATATCTTCAATCATTTCTTCTTTCATGGTTATAAACTCCCTCTAAATAAATAAAACAAACATCTTAAACGCCACTCAGATAAGTGGCGTAAGTGTTTTGGTATTCTTCTACGATCAATGTTGCTCATTTAAACTCCTTTAAATAATTAGCAAAATCTTCACGCTCTTTTGCATACTCTTCATTGGTAAGAACTCCGTATTCTTCTCTTGATTGTTTGAGTATTCTTAGTGTTTCTAAACCACGATACCCATCATCTCCAATTGCTAAACATACTGCTTCCATAACTTCTGCTTCTGTATATCTAGCCATTATGCTGACTCCTCTGCTTCAACTTTGGTAATCTCTGCTGAAACTTCTTCCCACTCTGTTGAGTCATTGAGAAGAGCAGATTCTTCTGCTTCTTCCCAATTAGTAGCTTTTACATAAGCACGTTCAACTGTGGTAAATGTTTTAGTAACACAAAATTCTTTTTTTGGTTCACTCATGCTGACTCCTCTTGTAGTCTTAATTGAGTCAATGTATCAACTAAAGGTGTAAAGTCATTTTCTATAAAATCTTTATCAAGTATCTTATAGTTATCGTCTACCTCCATACCCTCGCATACATACCATTGACCACGCCTAAAAATATAGATCCATTCTATATCCCATTGAATATCATTTAGATATGAATGTAATGAATGGTATATCATTGGTGCGTCATGGTTTGCTCTACCCTCTAACGAATCTTTTAAGGTAGGTTTAAGAGAAGATAAATAACCTTGGTTGGCTAATTCTTCTGCTTGTTTTGGTGTGTCGTAATTCTCGTTGAGTATTACTCCGTTATAGTCAGGGTATCCGTCATAATGACAGTAAGCCACTACAACTTGCCCGTTTGGTCGCTCGTAAGCGATATTACTTCTCGTTCCCATTTTGTATACCTCCTAAAGTATTATATATGGTTAATCCAGTGTGGTTAGTGAGAGGCACGGTTTAGTTCTTATCTCCCTTTCATACTTAACTTGCAGTTATCATGTATTGATAAGCAAAGATTTTATAAAGTCGCGTAGCCTAACCACTATTTAATGATACTATTTGTATCCAATATGTCAAGCATTATTGTAAACAATATGTAGCTAATTAATATTATAATGTTTATTTATATGTAGGGATTTTGAGGATTAATCGCATTTCTCTTGTCTCTCGCTCTCTCTCCCAAAAAAAATCATGCACAAAATGGCTACAAAGCCAGTCGGGTCGGGCAGTCGGGTTGTCGGGATATTGTGTCGGGTCGGGTCGGGTTGAACTATACACATAATATAACACAGATCCACAGCTCCCTGGGTGTTATTGCTGCCAGAGGCTACTGCGTGCCTGGGAAAAGCTCTTTCAAATGAAAGATACATTTTGTAGACAACAGGTATAAAAAGTAGTAGAATATACTTTTACTTAATAGGAGAAGTATTATGAAACAAATTAGAAAATTTGAACAAGAAGCCATAGTCAATCAGATTATGGAGGGCGTGAAAGAAAGACTTAATAGCAGCATAGACAAAGCTAAAAAGTCTAAAGAGTATAAATCTTTAGCTAAAAAACATGATAGCGTTGTTAAGTTAGATTTGGCTATAGAAAGAATGAACCAAGCTAGAGCAAAAGAAGTAGAAACACTTAATGAGCAGATAAAAAAGTTTAACGACTTTCATACTGTAGAGAATGTTGGTGTTTCTACAGTAAGATATAGCCATGATGAATTGTCATGGTGGAAACATGAATGGGCAGTTAAAACTCAAGTAGCCGATAAACTTGCTATCGCATTACTTGAACCTAATGCACAGGATAGAATTAAAGAAATAATAACTGCTATTGCTAGTGAGGTTTCATAATGTGCGTTCAAAGATGTCCCAAGTGTAATGAAGAAGATTTACATTATCTTGGAGATAATTGCACAGGAGAAATAGAGGACTGGCATTGTCCAAACTGCGACACTTGTTATGAGGTTGATGTTGTAATAAACAGACACTTTGATTCTATGAGAGAAGTTGTAGTTTAAAATCTTTTTAACTTTCTAATAAGCCCGACTTCTTGTCGGGTTTTTTATGTCGGGAGTCGGGAATCGGGTTTACTTGCTACTGCGTAGGAGAAACACACATATAGGAACACAGGGATCCAATACCAGGTTGCCAGATCCACCAGGGTGTGTGATCAAAATATTGTGTTGACATTTTGTATCCAGAGGGTACAATGAGCTTTTACAAATTAGGAGAAGTAAATGGATAAGAAAGACCTGGAGAGGTTACTAAAAGAATGGTTCCCCAAGGGGAGCACAGCTCACACATCAATTAGACACGTTAACCCAAAAGGCACGAGCAGACATATAAAAGTTCTCGCCATATCAGGAGAGCGAATACAGAATGTTAGCTTTTACGTTTCTAAGTTATTAGACTGGCGTTACACAGACAAAGAGGCTGTTTTCGTTGGTGGTTGTGGAATGGACATGGGGTTTCACTTAATATATACACTGTCAAGCGTGCTGTATGATGACGGTTATGCGATAAAGCAATCATGGGTATAAATGGATACGCTCTTCTTATTAACAGTTGGCGTGTATGTGGTGGTGTTCCTAATGTCGGGTCGGGCGTGAAGTAGCATATGATGACCGACTCAACAGCCACCACAGAAGCCTTACACAATGAGGCAAGATCTCCCAGGGGAGCTCTGGGTTATGTCGGGTACTGTCATCTCGGGACAGCTCGGGTTTGGAGTGCTACTTACGAAGGATGTGACACAGAAGCTATAGAGTATATGCAGCGAGCTCCCAGGTATGAAACCAGGAAAGGTTTATTTATTTATAAGCTGATACCAGGC